TCTGTAACAACATACATTTCGCCAGAAGAATTTATAGATGAAAAGCAATCAATGCAAAAAACATTCGACAGCTTTAAGTAATCGCTTGTGGGGCGGCGCGGGTTTGATTAGAAAGTCTGAGTGGGTGGCTATCATCACAAGATAAATCGACTTCGCCGCGGGACGGCGGTTGTTTAGCCTAGGATGACGTTGCTACCAAAAGCGCCAAACTTTTACACTATCAACGGCCACCCACACGACTTCAAAATATTATTGCAACCAGCATCATCACGCCAGCGCCGCTTGCGAAGCCGAAGACAGCTCCGACCAAGCCAGCGATGTGGATTTTGCGTTCTATCTCTTGGTCACTCATCTGTCTCATCCTCAAAACAATTATTCAACGGTTGGATCGGTTGCTTGCTGAATACCCAGCGCCATTGCCGCTTGGTGTAGCCCGGCACTTCAACAAAATCCCGCACGCGGTAAACCTTGTTCGCTTGCCACATTTTCTTGAGATAGCTTGACGTGCGAGGAATGCTGTCACCCAGAAGCTCTGCGGCTTCTGCTGCCGTCACGCGCTGGTCGTACGGGATCAAGGCGAACAGGCGGTTGCCTTGGTCTATACTGTGCTGTTTGCTTGCCTCAGCCGCTCGCTGCATAGATGGGGCCATAGTTGTGGGCCTGCGCGGGCCAGTCGGTAAAGGATCACGTTTGCGCTGTTTATACATGAGCGTCTCAAACTCCCACAGGCAGTGGCCGTATGTGATCTCAAAGCGCTCATGCTTATCCGTGACGCCTTCCAGCTTGGCCTTCAGCCGCTCGGCGGCGTCAAGTTCGTAGCGCGCTTTAGCAGATCGAGAAGCGCTTTCTGCTCTTCTAGTCGCTGCTTCAAGTTTGGCCTCATTTGAGTTTTCTGCTCCGTCAACATTATGCTGTTGTTGCGCTCTAGCCTGTTTATAATAATCTGAATTTGGTCCGTACTCACGTTTTTTCCTTTCGAGTTTTATGTTCGCAGCCGAACAAATGCGGGCTATTGTTGACGGTGACACCCGCAGTAATTCTGCTGTCTCAATCTGAGACATACCTTGCTGGGCGCAGTCAAGGACGTGGCGGGTAAGTGCATCTGGATCGTATTTCATTGGTATTCCTCCAGCGGTTCAATCTGACCAATGCCATTGCAGTTGTCACAATCCTGCACCTCCGACCCAAAGTCGCCGTGCCAAGTTGAGCTTTGGCGCACCCAAACGTCACGCTCAACCTCGCCTTCGCCGTCGCATTCAGGGCAATTAATTAGATTTATCATATCAAGTTTCCACAAAGTCAGAGGCGTTTACAGCCCACAAGATGAAATTGGGCTTGGTCAAACCAACACGGCTATACACAGCGGCCTTGGCAATGCGGCCAGCACTAAAATTGCGCTGGGCCGAGTTGCCTGCTGTCTTACTGTCAATGTTTAAATAGTCAGCAATCTCAGCGGTGGTGCAGTATTTTGTCTCGCTGATGTAAGAGAAGACAGCCTTGTCGAGGTTCTGCGGCGATGACCTTTCTGGCGTCGGCTCGGGCGCTGGCTGCGGCAGCTCAATGATCTCGGAAGTGGTCTCAGGTTCCGAAGACTTGACGCCGTGTTCAATCTTAATTGCCATCCAAGGCGTAGAGTTGGCCTTGTCAGAGTAGTTCGGGACCAAGACGGCATCAATGCTGTCTCCAGCTTTGACCTCGCTGCCATCGGCAACTCCCGCTGGGATGAAGACACCCTCGGCGCTCTCTAGGTCGTAGGCAAAGCAAAAGCCGTTATAGTGGACATTGGTTACGATGATTGATTTGGTCTGCATTACATTGTTCCTTTGATTAGTAGTGGCATAGCAAATAAGGCGATGAGAAAAACAATCTCGCCAGCGATTTCGATTTTACGTTTCATGGTTTTTCCTTTTGTTTGAGTGGGGAGCCGAAGCTCCCCGTGTTGCGTTAAACGATGGCGCACGGCTTGTGTAGCTCACCATTGTGCATTACTCGGCGGATCGCGGCGGAGGCGTTACCCATTGACTTGACCCATGCGCGGGCAAGGTCGCCAGCGTGACCGAGGTCGTCGGCATCCAGCTCAACGAAGCGATCAGCAACATTCATGTCGCTGGATGTTTCAACATGGACAACAAACGCTGGCTTGCGCTCGACCATGCGACCTTGAGCGGCCTCGGATGAAAGCAGGAAAGAAAGAGAATGTGCCATGGGAACCTCCATATTGGCGTGCGTTGGCGGGATTGCCTCGGCTATACAATTACACTAATCCGTAAATCATCCTATGTAAATACCTAATTTGCACTTGCACTAACTTTTTTTAGGATGTAACGTCCTATCAAATTAACCTTGGAGGGTGACATGAAGAAAGAGAGTAGAGTTGTGCTAACCGACGCGCAGCATGAGGCGCTGACGTTAGCCGCAGAGCGAGCCGGGATGCCAATGGCCACGTTTATAAGGTCGGCGGCACTAAACGCAGCGGCCAACGTCGGCATATACGCTGAACAGCCGCGAGCTGACTAATGGTTAACGGGCGCAACAAGGGCGCATCATTTGAGCGGGAAGTTGCCAACATGCTGCGCGATGAGCTGGGCATCGGTTTCAAGCGCGATCTGGAGCAATACCGTGCGGGCGCTCACGCTGACCTGATCCCAGACGATCCGGCATTTCCGTTTACGTTGGAGCTAAAACGCTACGCCAGCGGCCCAATCGGCGGTGCGCCTGCATGGTGGGAGCAAGTCAAAACCGCCGCCGAGCGTGAGCAGAAGATGCCATGCCTGATTTACAAATACGACCGCAAGCCAATGCGATGCGTGATCCCGCTGGCTGCGTTAACCGATTGCGATCACGATTACACTGTAGAAGTCGATTTCGAGACCTTCTGCTATATTGCTAGGGAGGCAATGCAATGACTGAAATAAAACTTACAGGCAAAGAAGACCTTTGCGAAATTTCCGAAAAAAATTACTTTCCTACTGGTCGAAATTGGTCAGACGACAGCAAATCATTTGAAAAAATATTAAATGATAGTTGTGACTTTGCTCTTCGCCTTGGGATGCTTGAGGCGTTGGATTCAATGTTTCTGAAAATTAATGTAGTTGATGGGGAACCTGAATTTACGGCTTATGTAGCAATCGCTGACCACAAATTTTCGGCGTTAAAGGTTTTAGACAACAGCTTTATTCAAGGAGACGTTGATTGTGATATGAAGTTAAGATTTGATTATCCCGACAACGAACTTACGGCGGAGATTGTTGAATGATCCCTGCTGACAGATTATCCAACACGGAATACCATGCCAAAAAGGATCACATATCGTCATCTGACGTTAAGATGGTCCACAGCAAGTCGCTGGCACACTGGAAGGCGAAGACATATAGCCCAAGCCCAGTGTTTGATATGGGAACCGCCGTACACGCAATGGTGCTAGAGGATGGCAAGGGTATCATCCGTGGGCCAGAAACCCGCCGTGGTAAGGCTTGGACGGAAGCACATGAAGAAGCACAGGCAAACGATCAGACCTTGCTGACCTCCGGCGACTATGACCTTGCGCGGAATATTGCCGATAGCGTGCTGTTTCATCCAGCGGGTCAACGCATGGCTGGTCCGACAACGGTCAATGAGGCCAGCTTCTTTGCCACTGACCCTGAGACTGGGCTGAAAATCAAGTGCCGCCCAGACAGCTATTGGGATGCTAAAGGTGTCCTATACGATCTCAAGACGTGTCAGGATGCTTCACCCAGAGGCGTGGCTAAAGATATGGTGTCCTACAACTACGCGATACAGCAAGCCTTCTATATGCACTGCTTAGAGCAGGCAGGATATGAGGCGTCACAATTTGTATTTGTTCACGTTGAGAAGTCTGGCGCGTTTGCCGTCTCGACAAATATCATACATGAGGAATATCTTGACTGGGCGAAAGGCGAAATGCACATGACCCTGCGCAAGATTGCTAAAGCCAACGAGGCCCAGAAGTGGGACACTGGTTGGTCAGATCAAACTAATGTGATTGATCTGCCACGATGGCTGCGTTTAGATGCAGTCGAACTTTAATAGCTTGGAGAAAAACAGATGGCTAAAACAGACTTTAAACCCGTAATGATCCGCAATGTCGAGTTCAAATACCCCCGGCTAAACGCTTGTTATCGTTACAATACTTCGGAAAAGAAGAGCGAAGAGTGCGCACCAACAGCGTCAAACGCGGCTTACTCTATCGCTTGGGAGATGCAGGCCGATGACGCTAAAACGCTGCACGCCGAGCTGAAGGCACACTATGAGACGTGCCAGACGAAAGCGCCATTCGGTAAAATTTTCGGCATGAAAAAACTTGACAGCGGCAACTATGAGTTCCGCGCCAAGCGCAACGGCACAAACAGCCAAGGCCAGCAGAACGAAAAACCTCGCGTTATTGATGGCATGAAGCAACCGCTGGCCGACACAGCTTTCTGGGGTGGCTCAAAGGGCAGCATCAAGGTGACAGCGTATCCCGTGACCGATCCAGACGGCAATGGTGGAATTTCGCTACTCATTGACACCGTGCAGGTCACTCACGCAGTGTATGGCGGCGGCGGCCTCGATGACTTTGATGAAGTGCCGACAACGATGGCTGGCGGCGTTGATGCTTCGTTAGATGACTTTGGCCCAGCCGCCGCACCAGCTCAGTCACCGGCGCAAGACATGGCCGACGCTCTGGACGGGGACGAAATTCCGTTTTGAGTATAAGAAAACCCCCGGCAGTTGGGACGCTGCCGGGGGTTGAAGTGAAAGCGAACCCACGATTGGATGGAGAAAGGTCCGAATATGCACAGACTAACAAAGACAAGCGACGTTGGCAACAAAGAGCTGCTACTTGCAGCCGGTGCGCGCGACACTCGCATTAATCAAACCGGGTCAGAGTATGACGGCATTACAATCGGCAAAATAGCTAAACTCGTCAGCGAGCCGCAGGCGACCGAAAAGGCCGACGCGCTGTTTTTCATTCCGTCAACTTACCGCGAACACGATGGCAGAAATCACGCGACACAGCGCGAGCATGGAGAGTATTGGATGCTGGCCATTGACGTTGACGAGGGCGACCCATCGCTCACCGAGGTCAAGTCAGCCGTTGAGCGTGTCACCGGCAACGCATCCTCACTGATCTATTCGTCATCCGGGGCAACAGAAGACAACCGCAAGTGGCGTGCGCTTATCCCGCTGTCAGAGCCGATCAGCGGTGAGGACTACGTTGACGCCCAGCTCGCACTGTTTGACCTTATGCAGCAGGAAGGCATCACTTGCGATGCAGCCCTCTCACGCACTGGTCAGCCGATCTATCTGCCCAACGTGCCGCCAGCTCGACGTGACAACTTCGGACAGCCAGAGTTTTATCACGGGCTGCGCAATCGCGGTGAGGGCCTGCTGATCCCAACCGAAAGCAAAATCTGGGCAAACTTAGAGTTTCGCCGGAAGAATGAAGCCATCGCAGCTGAACGCGCCGCCGCCGAGCGCCAACTGCGCGCACAGCAGCGTGAAGAAAAGCGAAAAGATTTCGATGACGTTGATCCAGTTGCCGAGTTCAACCGTAATAATACAATAGCCGACATGATGCT